AGCTACTGTCGCTTTTGAAAGTTTCTTAACTCCCCTTGAGGATACAGTTGAAGAAGTCGATATAAACGAAGTAGAGGTCATCGAAGAAGATGAATTATCTGAAGAAGTTGAACTTGAAGAAGAAGATACTGAAGAAGATGATGAGTTTGATGAAGATGACGAATTTGATGATGAAGAACAAAACGAGGTTGAGGACAGACTAAAGCAACCCACTTCTTACACAGTCAAGATTGACGGAGAAGAAGTAGCGGTCACGCTTGAGGAACTCCAAAGCGGATATTCTCGTCAGCAAGATTACACGCGCAAAACTCAAGAGTTAGCTCAACAAAGAAAATTGATTGAGCAACAGCAACAAGAGTTAGCGCAAAGAGATGCAATCTATGCTCAGTTGTTACCTAAACTAGAAGCACAATTAAGTGCTGATTTAGCTAACGAGCCTGATTGGAACAGGTTGTACGAAGATGATCCTGTTGGTTATGTTCGTGAAAAGCAACTTTGGGATGAAAAAAAAGAGAAGTTAAGAGCTACTCAAGCTGAAAACCAAAGGCTTCAACAAGAGGCCTATCAAAAACAGCAAGGGCAATTAGCACAGTTCGTACAATACGGACAACAAAAACTTCTTGAGATTATTCCAGAATGGAAGAATCCAGAAATCGCCCAACAAGAAAAGTTAGCTATTCGCGATTACGGAATCAACGCTCTTGGCTATACAGCACAAGAAATGGATACGATCTACGACTATAGAGCTTTGCTTGGTTTGCGTAATGCTTGGTTGAATGATAAAACTGTTCAAGCAACTAAGAAAAAACCAACCGAAAAAGCACCAGCTCGTGTTGCAAGACCAGGCGCAGTTACTAAAATAAAATCGGTAACACCAGCAAAGAGAGCAAAACAAAGGTTGGCTAAAACTGGTAAAACATCAGATGCAGCCAAAGTTTTTGAACAAATGTTAAAGTAATTTTTTATATAGGAGTAAACTCATGGCAAAAGTAACTAACGCTTTTGATACTTACACCGCAACTGCTGACAGGGAAGATTTAAGTAATATCATTTACAACATCTCCCCAATGCAAACTCCCTTTATGTCCTCAATCGGCAAAAGAAGTGTTAAAAATGTGGTGTTTGATTGGCAAACCGAATCTTTACCTGTACCTAGTGCAAGTGGCGAACTTGAAGGTTTTGAACTTTCAAGAGCAGCTGCTACCGCTACTGTAAGGCAAAGTAATGTATGTATGATCTCAAAAAGAGATGCAACAGTAACAGGCTCTCAAGAGAGTTCAGATCCAGCAGGTAAGAGATCAGAAATGGCTCACCAACTTGCTATTATGTCTAAAGCTCTTAAAAGAGATATGGAAGAAGCTCTTTCTCAGAACGGAGCTAAAACAACTGGTAACGCTTCAACTGCAAGGGTAACTGGCGGTTTCGAATCTTGGATCACTTCAAACGATTCAAGAGGAACTGGTGGTGCTTCTACAGGTGGCGGTGCTGCTCCAACTGATGGAACTCAAAGAGCTCTAACTGAAGATCTACTTAAAGATGTTCTACAACTATGCTTCACTAATGGTGGCGAACCATCATTAGCTATTTGTGGCCCACATAACAAACAAGTTATTTCTGGTTTCACAGGTAGAACACAAGCAAGACAATTTGTAGATGCTAATACAGTAGAGGCTTCAGTATCTATCTATTCATCTGACTTTGGTGAACTTAAAATCGTTCCATCAAACAGATCAAGAGAAAGATCATTGCTTCTTGTTGATCCTGAATTTGCTAAAGTGTCATACCTAAGAGATTTCAAAACTGTTGATATCGCAACTATAGGTGACGCTATGACAAAAATGATCGTAGTTGAGTATGGATTAGAAGTATCCAACGAAGCTGCTCATGGTATTGTTGCAGACCTTAATGTATCTTAATTGATCGGGATGAGGCGGGGTTAGATTAATTTCTACTCCGCCTTTTTTTTATTCTTAAAATTATTAGTCAAATAGCTAAAGTCAATGATAAAATTAAAGTTGTTGAACTTTTAGAAAAGCAATATGGCTAGAAAAACATTAATAGATCATAAAACTGGTTATACACACGAATTTGCCACAGAAGATGATAAACTTGTGTATCACACCACACAGGATGTTCAGCCAGTCATAGAGCATTGTAAAAACATTGCAGAATATGTAAAACCAGGTAAAGACTTCCGTCATGTTGCAGAAGTCCCATTAGTAGTTTATCAAAGAGCTTGTCGCGAAGGATGGGCTAACGATATGAAAGCATGGAAGAAATGGCTAAACAATTCAGATAATAAAGTATTTAGAACATGGCAAGGTAAACTATGACATACAGCGAATTAAAAACAAACATAGCGAATTATCTAAACAGATCAGATCTTACATCTGAAATAGATATATTTATTGACAATACCGAAGCCGAATTAAACAGAAGATTACGCGTTGCAGATCAAGTTAAAAGAGCAACCGCAACCGCAGATGCACAATATTTATCTCTACCATCCGATTGGTTAGAAGCTGTTAATGTAGAAATTACATCCAATAATTTTAGCCCATTAATGCAAATGTCTATTGAATCATTGGATATTTATAGAAAGGCAAACAACAATGTCACAGGTCAACCTATTTATTTTGCATTAGTAGACAATACAATGGAACTTGCCCCTACCCCTGATGCTGAATATACATTACAATTAACATACTTTAGTAAAATAAATGCTTTAAGTGATTCTAATACATCTAACTTTGTATTAGCCTCGCATCCAGATATTTACTTATATGGATCATTGAAACATGCATCTGTCTTCCTTATGGAAGATGAGAGAGCACCACTTTTCAATGCTCAGTTTGAGAAGTCCTTAGAGGAACTCAGGATGCAGCAAGAAAGGGCAGAGTTTTCTAAAGGATCTTTGATACCAAGAAGAAGATCTTATGGAAAAGCTAGAAAAAATATTTACTATTGGAGTAATAATTAGGAGTAATAAATGGCTGGATTTAGCGATTATTTAGAAGATAAAGTATTGGATCATGTTTTTGGCGGAGTTTCTTACACTGCACCCGCAACTTTGTATGTAGCTTTATATACTGTAGCACCAGATGATACTGGTGGCGGTACTGAAGTAACAACTGCAGGTACAGCGTATGCAAGACAAACTGCTACCTTTACTGTATCTGGTACATCACCAACAACTGCAAGTAACTCAGCAGCTATTGAATACCCAACTGCAACTGCCAACTATGGAACTGTTGTAGCTGTAGGTGTTTTAGATGCTTCAAGTGCTGGTAACTTACTTGCTTATGCAAACTTAGATACTTCAAAAGTAGTATCTTCAGGAGATGTATTTAGATTTGATGCTGGTGATTTAGACATCACATTAGCTTAATACAATGGCCTCTGTAGGCTACGGGTTATATACATACGGGAAGTCCAACTATGGAACTCCCGTATATCATTTTGGCGTAGCTACATCTGCTCAAACATCTGGCTTTACAGCCGAATCATCCGTTCAAAAGAACGCTACCGCTACATCAGCGCAAACATCAGGATTTACCTCTGTTGGTGTAGTTATTAAATTAGGTGCAGCTACTTCTGCACAAACATCAGGATTCAATGCAGTAGGCCACAAGATTAATCTTGGTGCATCCACCATAGTAGCAACATCTGGTGCTTCAGCTATAGGAAGGCAAATAGATCGTGGATCAGCCACTATAGCTCAATCATCCGATATGTCTGCAATCGGCAGACAAATAGATCGCGGAACAGCAACCATAGCGCAGACATCAAGCATGACTGCGGTAGGCACACAAATAGACTTAGGATCAGCTACTATCGCAGAAACTAGCGGAATGTCCGCAGTTGGCACACAGGTTGATCTAGGATCAGCCACTTGTGCAGAAACATCTGGCATGAGTGCAGTTGGTAAACAAATAGACAGAGGTACAGCAACATGCGCAGAAACTTCTGGAATGACTGCGGTTGGTAGATTTACAGTAAGTGCTAGTGCTGCATGTGCTGCTGTATCTGGCTTTGATGCTATCGGCAGACAAATTGACAGAGGAAGTGCTACCATATCGCAAAGTAGTAGTTTTTCTGCTATCGGTGGTTTAAAATGGAATGATATAATTGTTCCATCTGATACATGGACAGATCAAACCACAAGTACAACTTGGACAACATTAAGCAATCCAAGCACTCCATGGACAGAACTAGATGAACAAGACGCAGCTTAAAGGATAAAGATTTATGGCAGATACATTTACCACTAACCTAAACCTAACCAAACCAGAGGTCGGTGCATCCACCGATACCTGGGGTACTAAACTAAACGATGATTTAGACGATCTTGATGCGCTGTTTAGCTCCACTGGTACATCCGTAGCGATGAACCTAGACGGAGCTGTAATAGACAGCTCTATCATTGGTGGCACAACTCCAGCAGCAGGTACATTTACAACTTTAACTGCTAATACCTCTATTACAGGTACATTGGCTACTGCTGCTCAACCTAATATTACAAGTCTTGGTACGCTTACAGGTTTAGATGTTGCAGGTACACCAACCTTTGATGGTTTGACTGTTGATGGTGATGCAGAAATTTCAGACACCACCCCATCTTTATTACTTATGGAAAGTGATACTACTGATGTTAATACAAGGTTATTAAATAATGGTGGTGACTTTTTCTTATCAACGATTAATGATGCAAAAAGCTCAGTCACAAATAGACTTTCTTTAGACCACGCCACAGGCGACATCTCCTTCTACGATGATACAGGAGTTAGCCAAGCTCTATTTTGGGATGCAAGTGCTGAATCGCTTGGTATTGGTACGACTAGTCCTGCTGCTAAGTTAGATGTTT